ATTCTAGACATTTTTCGCCTCGGTTTTAAAATTTAATGTGGATTGTAACGAAGTATTGATTTAATAAAGCTTAGCGCGCGCCACTAAATTCGCTTTTAAAATTAAAATTTATATACCTCGCCCGTGCGATTTAGTGGGGATAAAACGACAGGGTAATTGCAATGGCGCAAAAATCAACTCTGCTTGCACCTCTAGGTGCAAGAATGTGCCAAATTGTGCCAAAAAGCTATTTTGCAAAAGCTTTTTGCATCTTGGCTATGTTCTCCTCACTCGGTATGTAATGCGTATAAACTCGCGTTATCATATCGATATTGCTATGCCCTACGTTTCGCGCGATAAGTGCCAAATCAAGTCCGCTAGCTACACACTGCGAAATAAACGTGTGCCTAGTCGAGTGCAGGGTTTGCACCTCAAAGCCTAGCCGCTCGCATAGCGCTTTAAATTTCCGCTGCATCGTTCGCACGTCGAGCTTAAAAATCCGCTCGCTCTCCTCGCCCCTTTTCATCGTAGCGATGAAACTCTTTAGCGGATCGAGCAAGACCGCATATCTGTTTTTTCCATTTTTAGGCGTTTGACTGATTGCGCCTAGCGTATGAACGAGTGTTTTGCTTATGCTTATCGCTCGTTCGCCTATGTCTCCCCACGTAAGAGCGAGAATTTCGCCGCAGCGAGCGCCGGAATAAAAGGCAAAATATAAGAAAGCTTTTAGCTCTCCCTCCGCCTCTTGTAGCATAGCGGCTACCTCCTGCGGGCTATATGCGCTCTTTGGTTGCACCTTTACGTGCAGGCGCGGTAAGATGCACGGATTGCGATCTATCACACCTTTTTGTATCGCTAGCGTAAAAGCGCTTTTAAACGGCGCGAAATACGCTCTTAGCGAATTATCTTTCAGCCCGCGAGCTCGTAGTTTTTTCGTCGCTATATCAAAATCTAGCGGCGAATAATCTTCAATGTTCTTATCGGGTAGCACCGCGAAAACCGCTTGTTTGTAGCTTTCATACGCCGCCTCCGTAGAAATCTTTTCTACGCCCTCGATAACTTCGTCCACGAAAGAGCTTAGTTTAAAATTCTTTCGCGGCGCGATTTTTAGCTCCGCTTGCCTCTTTACGTCGGGCAATATCTCCTCAATCGCCCGCGCCCTGTTTTCGGGGGTGTCGTCCAGCCCTAACGCCCGCCTAAAACGCCTCTTGTCTATCATCCAGCTCGCATAGAGCCGTCCGCCTCTTGAATAAATCTTTGCCATCGCTACCCCTTCACCATTTTAAGGAGCGCGTTTTTACTCCATAGAATTTTACCGCGCTCTGCCTTATCGTTTGCTTTTTTCCAATCTACGCCCTCGCGCAACTTTCCAGAGCGGCGCATATTTTTCATCGCCATAGCATCTTTACCTATGAGCTCTCCAGCTCTTTTATCGCCTCCTATCCATTCAGGCATATAGTTTTCGATATGATAATCCCGCATCATTTCGCACATTATGGAATAAAACGTGGCGCGAAATTCCGTGCTTTGCATTACATCGCGAACGGCATCGTTTAGGCTCTTTTCCAATACTTGCGCGTTTAGCGCTACGATCGTTTTTCCCATTTCTCATCCCATCTTTTTTGTATCTCTATTATTGTTTGTGCCTCAGCTCCTGCTATGATTTCGTCCGCAGTCTGTTCCGTTTCAGAGTCAAAAAGCTCAAAAGTCTTATAGAATATCTTTACATCTCCCCTTTGCATAGGCGGGATATAGGACTCAAAAAATGCGGCAAATTCTTTCCCTACGATCTCTTTCCAAACGCGTCCGTGAGACTTGACGATTTTAAAAGCTTTCCACGAGTAAAACTCGAAATCCCCATCTGCGTCGATGTTTTGCATACTGGAGGTTATTATGGATAGATTGTCGAATGCGTTACTTCCTCGTCTGCTTCTTTGACCGGTAGTCGTCGTGAGCGTAAATGCAAATCGCGCGATTTTTTCGTCCGGATCGCGCACATATATTATTAGTGTGTCGCGCCCTTTAAAATCAGCGTATAAATAGGCACTAAAGCACGTAAGCTTGCGATAATATCCACTTCGTAATATCCAGTCTCTTTGTGCAAAATACGCTTCTAGTGAATTCATTCTTAAGCCTTTTATGTTAAAATATCTCTGCCTCTTCACAAGCCCCGCAAGGGGCTTTAATCTTTATCTTTTATCTCAAAGCGCAAAAGCCGCTCTAGCCTCTCGAGTTTCTCAAGGCTCACGTAAAAAAGCAACGGCACTATTCGCCCGATCGCTTCTACGCTTTTAGTTTCGATAAACTTTCCTTTGTTTCTTTTGTGAAACTGCTCTATTTGCCTTATCATCTCGCGCTCTTTTTCTCGGTCGGGGCTACTCATTTTAATTTCCCGCAATTGCACGTAATGGGTTTGCCGTCTGCGCTAAAAAGTTGAGTTGCGCCGTTCCCAAATCCGACAAAGGCTACAAATTTAAACCCTTCTATACAATACATTCTTATGCCTCGGCTGGCATATCCGACCCTGCAGGCTTCAATTTTTGGCTCATCTGCCGACTCGCATCCCGCCAAGAAAAAAGCAAGCAAAATAAATAATGTTTTCATCGCCTTTTCTCCAATCTCGCCTCTATCTTATCGGCGTCAAATTCGTAGTATGCCATTGATAGAAAGATTGCGACCCCTAAGAGAAAGGCAAAATAAGGCGTGAATATGGCTATCACCATAGGCAGTAGTTTGTTCTCGCGCTTTTTTTGAAGCCCGTTTGGGAACAGAGCTCTCACTATAAGAACAAGTATCGTAAACGCATAACAGTTGAGCGTTATGCCCCAGAATATGAAATTTAGCATTTATTCTCCTATCCGCTCGTAAATCGGCATATTGCGCTCATCAAATTCACCCGTCCATATGCGTATTTTGTAGTTTTTCATCGGCATCGGCAGAGATAGCTTCGGGTCGCGCGCCTCGCCATAGCCCCACAATATCGTGATGGTTTTCTGGGCGAAATTTATTTCCCAAGGTTCTACCTTTTCGCCATTTCGCTTATCGACGATTATCATTGCTTCGGGTTTTATTGCGGGGTTCATTCCTCATCCTTTTCTCGCGGCAACCTAAATCCGAGCGCATAAAGAGGCATAGCCGTTTCTCTTTCATTGGGACCGAGTACTTCGTTGTTAAGGTCGCTTTTATCTTCCATTCCTGTATATTGCATAATATTGAAGGATCTCTGTTCTGGAGTTCCGGGAAAAATTTCCCAAGCCGGCAAGTGAAAAATATCACCCCAATTAAGCATTTTCTTATTTAGAACATCCCACGCTCTAAATTCAATCTCTTCCATCGTCCTCTCCTTCATATAATTTCTCTATGCTTTGCTTTGCTCGCTTCTTTCATAGCTTCCCGTTCGCGAGCCAGAAACTCCGCGCGCGCTTCTGCGTTCATTGCCAAAAGCGCCTCTAGGTTCTCACACATTTTCTCTACTATCATTCCGCCGCGATGCCACTTGAAGCGCAAAAAGCGCTGAAGCACATTTAGGTGCGGCGAGCCCGTGCCCTTATGTGCTATCCACGCCAGCTCATAATCGCTTGCGACTAACTCGATCGCCTCATAATAAAGCCGCTCTATCCGCTCTTTCAGTGCAGGCGTGATCGGGTCTTTAAAAGCTAGATAATAATGCTCCGTCTCTATCTGCAATACTCCGCTTACTTTGCGAAAGCGATCCGTGCGCCCAATCTTTCGGTCTTTACTGGCCTGTGCGTCTATCACGTAGAGCTTTTTATCCTCGCGCTTTGCGAATTCTCTAGCGTTCATCCACATAAAATATCTGCCTTAAAATTTCCGTGCTATAGGTGTTTACGCGTCCGTATCTAGGATCGATAACCGCGCCCATAAACGCCCCTTGTTCGTTGCTTAGTCGCGTTGCTTTTTTGCCGAGGCTCGGGATATGATAACCCTTTTGCGAAATGCCGTTTAAATTCATATATGCAATAAGCGTCATATAGTTATCGTTGTTTAAAAGACGATTGATATTGTGCCTAGCTTTTAACTGCTCTTTATGCAGGTCGCTTATATCGTTTTTTATGACTTTTATATCCTTTTCGTGCGCGGCTAGAATTTCGACCGAGCCTTGTAAAATTTCTATTTGCGAGAGCGGTTTTTGCGTATAGCTCCCCGTTTTTCTAATGCTAGGCAAAACCTCTTTATTTACCCACATCCTAAACGGCTTCGCGTTCGGTTTATTGCTCCGCATTAGCACGAAGTAAAGCTGCGGCTCTGTTATCATAGTAAAATTCTGCCTACCGCCTACGGTTTCAAAAGGGTATGAGTTTAACTCACTCCCTTCAAACTCCGATTTTATCGCCTCTGCAACTTTTGCTGGCGTTGTAAGTTCTAAAACCTTGCAAACGTCGGCTAAGCAAAAAAGCGGTTCGTTATTCTCATCAACCGCAACTCTAACCTCAAAATTTTCGTTTTTAAAAATTTCTAAATTCATTTTTTATCCTTTTAAAATTTGATTTCGTTCTATAAAAAAGCGGTCATTATCGTTTGCATACGCCATAACCGCGCCTATCTCGCTATAAACGCCGTCCATTTGATACTGGATTTTGTTTAGTAGCCTTACTATCTCGCTATCTTTGATGTTTTGCTTTTGCTTTAGCTCTTGCGTGCGCTTGCGATAAAAATCCCGCTCGGTTTTGGCGTTATGTAGCATCGCTCTTAGGTTTTCCTCTTTTTGCTCGTAGCGTTCTATAACCTCCGCGTCGTAAATTACCCCGCGCTTGGCTAATTCGGATTTTAGCTTTACGATAAGGGCGTTGTGCTGAGAAATTTGAGATTTGTAGCCGTTGATTACGTTTTGATTATGTCTGCCCTGCGAGATTTGCACCGCTCTAAGATTTGAGATTTCGTCCACTAGACGGAGATTATGCTCGCGAGCTTCGGCGAAAGCCTGCACCTGCTTTAAGATAGTCTTTTCGAGCTCCTGCTCCGCCCATAGTCTGAAGCCCTTAGCCTTTTCGCTGCGGATAAACATACCGAGCTTGATAATGCCTCGGAGGGTCCATTTTAGAATTTCTTGCCTGCCGCCTTTGGTGTTGGCTAGCTCGTAGATGAAGTGAATACCCTCGACGATTTCGTCGGCGTGACGCTTTTTGTGGTCTTTGATTGTGTCTGTGCTCACGCCATAACGTTGAGCCACATATTCAGTAGTAAAGGTTTGGAAATTTAGAATTTCAACTTTAACGCTGGACTGCGCGAATAAGTCTTGCATTTTTTATTCCTTTCAGGATAAGATTTGCAAGAATTATACATTTATAAGGAATAAAAGTCAAGGGTTTTTGTATTTTTTAGGAATATTTTTAAATATTGTTTTTCTTGTTGGGAATAAAAAGGGGTAGTAGGATTTCTCCTACCCCTTTACAATTTGCCCATAATTAGGCTTTGAAAGTCCTTTAGCTTTTCTAGCTTTGCTTTCATCCGCTCGTTTTCAAGCAATAAATTCATAGAAACGATAGCCCATTGAGGCGGAGGCGTCGCTTCCATAGCCCACTTTGCGGGCATACCCTGACTTACCCCCATCCTCTCCGCCAGCTCCCTTTGCGTTATGCCAAGTTCTTTACATACGCGCTTAACGATATTGTCCTCTTTCATTTTTGTTCCCTTGTGTGTCCGTTTTCGTCAAATTCAAAAGGTAAGCTTAGTTGCCCCGTCTTTCTATCTTTGGCTTTTTGAAATTTATACCACATATCTTGCATATTATCAGATAGTCTAAAAAGCATAATGGTTTGGTCTATTTGGCTTTTTAGATGACTATCGCCTATGTCTGCGGTTAAAAATTGATGATATCTAGCAGTAGCATTGCCCGCCGCGCTAGTAGGGGTTTTTCTTTTTAACTCTTCTTTTACTCCAGGCGGTAGTTCGTCATAGATAAGCCTATTGGTCCAGCTTCCTATAACGCCAGGACGTTTTTTAATACCTCTGACGGAAAATTCCCAGCCGTTAAGTCTAAAAAGTTCTTTGTAAAACTCATCGGGAAATTTCTTTTGCCAGGGTAAAAGCTCTTCGCTAATATATGCTTTTAGTATCTTTTGGAGTTCGTCGCGTTCGCGCTCATACTGGTAACCGGTAGCTTCATCGACCAGGGCGATGATACCGACTTTAGCCACGCTTCTTATTATGATTTCGGCAATAGCCGCGTATCGTTTTTGTCGGTCCGTTAATAGCCCCTGGTTTTTACCCTCTATTAGGGCGTCGCAAATGTCAATAAGTAGCGTAACGTCGTAGCCGTAGGTCTTGGAAAGTTTACCGCCAGCACCAGGACGGATAAATTCTTTTCTATCGTCTATTTTTTGCCTAATCTCATCAGTGATAACGCTCTTAAATGCCCCCGCGTTCAGCATTGCGACGAGAGCCGAGCCGCCTGCAGTCGTCGGAAACTCCAGGGCTTTTTGCAAGCCGTTACCGCTAAAAACCCTGGTCCCGTCCTCCAGGACATAGCATTCCAAAAAAGCGTTACCGATTTTGATGGGTGTATCTTTTGAGCCCGCCACAGCCTTTAAAATTTGCTTAGGCTTAATTCGCTTTTCGCTCATTCGTTCTCCTTTACATATTCGTTCGGTATTTTGATAGTTTTGCCGTTAAATTTTATCTCGTCCTCAAAAAGAGAATTTGAGATATGCGACTTTTTAATCTCAAGGCTTGCGTTTGCCGTTTGGATAAGCTCGGTCGCGTATTTTCTACGCTTGGGCGGTATAAGCAAGATAATGCGCTTTTGCGGGAATAACTCCTTTATCATCTTGATAGTCGAGACTAAATCCGTATCCGCCGTGACTAAAAAAGCCTTATCGAATTTATCTAAAAAGGCGTCTTTTAAAAGCGTTATGGCGATATTTATGTCGCTTTGCTTCTCCTCGTAGGACAGATAGTCTCTCCCGCAATTTTTACAATGCGGAAATTTCCTTTTGAATTTACCCATAACGGGAATGACGTTCGCGCTTTTTAGAGCTTTTACGTAGTTTATATGGCGCGAGAATTTCTCTTGGTTATGCGTAAGGTAAGCCGAGAAAAAATAGACGTCGTTTAAGGCGTCGCCGCTTTGTAAAAATTTCTCGCATAAAGAGCGTAGGTTTAGCCATTTTAAGCGATTGTCGTTAAAAGGTAAGATAGAGTGATAAAGGTTAAAGCCGTCGATATAGGTGTTTGTTCTCATAAGTCCGAGCCCCTATAAAGAGGCTCGGTTAATAGCCGTAGCCATTAAGTTGAATGAGCGTATATTACCGACAAAACGCTTAAAGTTTGTTTTAGCCATTTACTTTTGTCCTTTTTCGGGTTAGTAGTTATACTAAAGAATTATACAAAATTCTACTTTGATTTTAGATAACTCATTGGGATTTTTCTTTCTCTACTTCAGCGAAATATTCCGCGTCGTCTATCTCTCTGTCATACGCCGCATCCGCTCCGTAATCCTCCCACCATTGCGCCTCTGCTGCAGCGCGCCATTCATCGAAGTCGCCGTATTCGTTTAGCCATTCTACCTCGTTCATGGCTCATCCTTCAAAAATAGCTTGCAAGCCGCATTATTGGCTTTAATTTTTAGCAATTTGTTGTCTGTTCTGTTTGAGCGAATTTTCGAACAATACCAAACAACTTTTGTATTACACTCCCACCGCTCTGAAAATTTGCACTCTTTACATTTGTAGATGGCGGGGGCAACTACACCGATACCCTCAAGCTCTAAAGACGGCTGCTTCATTTATACCTCCTTAAAATGGGATCGTGTCGCCGCCGTCATCGTATTTATCGGCGCTTTGCGGTTTGCGGACGGACGCGTTTTGGCTAGGGGTTCGCGCACTCTGCGAATATCCGCCGCCCGAATTGCCGCCATAGTTTTGATAGCTGCTCCCGTTAGAATTCTGCCCGCCTTGATTGCTGCCTAGCATCTCTAGGCTCTCTACTTCTACTACGTGTTTACTGCGGTTTTGTCCGCTTTGATCTTGCCACTGCTCCAGCTTGAGCCGCCCTTCAACGGCAAGCTTTGAGCCCTTACGCAGGTATTGGTTAGCGACCTCCGCCGTGCGCCCGAAAAATTTAACGTCGATGAAGCAGGTTTCCTCCGCGGTTTGTCCTTGCGCGTTCTTAAATTTTCTCGTTACTGCGATACCGGTGTTTCCGACGCAATAGCCGCTCTGTGTATATCTTAGCTCGATATCGCGGGTTAAATTTCCGATTAAAACAACTTTATTCACTTCTCAACTCCTCCGCCAATGCGTCAATCGAATTCGGATCGGCTAAATACGCTCTAGCCTCATCAGGGTTCATCCTCTCCATCCGCTTTTCGGCTTCGATTTCGTCTATGCCTCTCGCTACTAGCTCGTTTTGTAGAGCGTCAAGCGGTAGCACCTCTTCGCTTACGTCTATCTCTAGCGGCGCGGCTTCGATGATCTCCTCCGTCGTTTTTGAAAGTTCGGCGATAGGCTTTTCCACAGCTCTTGCCAAAAACTCGTTTAAATTTTGAGTTGCGGGAGTCTCGATTTTAGGCTGTTCTTTGTAGGCCTCGTTTTCGGCGTTTACTGCGCTCATAAGCATAAAATCGTCGGTTGGCAGCTTTGAAGCGACGTATTTAATGGCCTTTGCCTTATACATCTCCTCGCTCCAATTCGTCCACGCTGAAAATTTGCCCTTTTTTACCGCCTGATTGGTGTTTTTTAGCTGATTTAGCTTCTTTGCGCTGATGAAATCTTTGGTTACGCCGTTTTTATCTCTAGCCCACACCATCGCGCCTAATAAATTTTCATTTATCCACGCAGCGTCGGTTTCGTTGCGGTCTTTTAGATTGGCTTCAAATATAAATTTCTTGCCGTTTTCATCGACCGTGTATTCAAATTTATCGCACTCATACACCAGCTCGGCGTCTATGTCATATCCCGCGCGCTTTGCTAAAATTCGCCAGCCGATATAGCCTATTTGCAGTTGAGCTTTTTTGACGCCTTGTTCCATAAACGGCACGATGTAGGCCTGCTTCTGCTCTTTTACTATCGATAGCCCGACTTGAGCTATTTTGAGTGCAACGCTAAAGACGGATACGGGATCGCACTCTAAAATATTCTTATCCATTCCAAGCAGAGTTAAATCGGTTACGAATTTGTCCGCCTTGACTTTGCTTCCGCCGCTAAGAGCTATGATCTCACTCATCTTTTGCTCGGCAAATTTTGCCATTAAGCTATTAAAATTCTTTGCTGGGCTTTGAGGTTTAGTTTGTTGTAGTTGGTTCATAATCTATCCTTCACGCTATACTTTCATAAAATTTCCACGCAGGCAGGCTTAACGTCTGCACCGCCTCTATCTCTTTGCTCTCGGGCTCGAATTTCGCATATCCCCACCACTCGTTACGCTCTAGGCACAGCTTATAGCGCTCAAGCAGGGCTAGATATGTCTTGCGCCCTTGCTCTATCGCCGCCTCATCTAATGTATAAAAGCCCGTCATATAAGGCTTTTTAGTTTCGACTGCGATAAACAGGAAGTTATCCACCCGCTTACCGCATAGACGCAAGATGTCGGTATAAAATGCCGCTTGGATGTGATAGTTAAAATTCGCTACCGATTTTGCAAATCCGTCCGCGCTAGCGTCAGAGGTCGTCTTTAGGTCTACGCAAAGGCTTAGCGCTTCGTTTAGAAAATCGGGGCGACACCTTACAGGTACGCCCGAAATCTCCGCGAAGTAACTCTGCTCGGCTAGCCCGTCTTTTAAAAAAAGCGCCGTCTCTCTCATAGAACCCACCGCGTTTGCGATGTCCGTAGCTTTTTCGTAAGCTTCGGCGTCTAGGATGATCTTGCCCTCCGCGCCTTTTAAAAACTCCGCGTAGAGTTCTTTGCCCTCTTTAGTGCGCTTATCGGCTTTGGGTTCGGCGGCGAATTCTTTAAAAAAATCCGCAGGCTCCAGCACCAGCTTATGCACGGCGGAGCCTAGGGTTAGAGCCTTGCTGTCAGCCTTTTCGAACTCGTCTTTGAATTTGAAGTGATAGGGACTTTTTGCCAAGAGGTCCAAATCGCTTTTAGAGATTTCGGCTCGCGCGTGGTAGTCTTTGATACTCATTGTTTCGCGCATTCCTCGTCCTTTATTAAATTTCTTATCTTTTCTATTTTGATTTGCGGAAGAAGCTGCGTTATCGCATGAACGACATCCTCTGCAGAAAAGGCATCCATAATCTCGGCAAGATCGCTAACGCTTAGCTCGTTTATTACCTCGCTTAAGCCGACCTCCGCCATAACTCTTAGCTTTGTTTCATTGCGCATCGCATATCCTTTTTATAGCTTTTAACGAATGCGATAAAATCACCGATCGTCGTGTATCTATCCACTCTCATCAATGAGAGGTAAAATTTAAAATCTTTTATACTCATTTTCTATCCTTTATGCTGATTTTTTAAAAGCTTCTATGATTTTCACGCTTAACGCCACTTGCCCTTTTGCCGTGATTTTCGTAGTGAAGCGCTCTTTGTTGCCTTTGGGCGTAACGATGATTTGGGGTATCACTTCAAAATATCCCGCTTCCGCCCACCTCTGGTAAGGCATATTGTCCGCCATTAGATATTTTTCATCTCTTAGCCACTTAAACACTCTATTGCGTCCGACGCTTACGTCCGTATCACAAAGCGTCTTTACGAAGTCGCCTATTAATGCGCTTGTAGCGCTTGCTTCTACCGCCTCGGCAAACACTATCTTAGGCATATCCGTCCTGTGCTGCGCCTCCAATGCTTCGATCTTGTCTAATTGGGTTATTGCTAGCTCTAAAGCCTCTTTGTAGTTGCGCGGAACGTTAAACGGATTTTTTAGTTTTTCCGCCATCGCGTTAAAGGCGTTGATGTAGGCGACTTTGAATTTGTAAAACTTCTCGCCGTTGAAACTCATAGCCAAAAGGGTGAAACCATCTTTTGAAACTAAAAAATATGGTCTGCTTTCGCCCTTTTTATCGGTATATTCAACGAGCCGAAAATTTGACCCGTTGAAATTATCTTGCGGAAGCTCCCTAATTTTTGCTAAAATATGCTTGTGTTCTTTCTCGAACACATCTGCAATTTGTAGGGAAGTAGTCCAGACCTGACCGCCTGCTACTTCCAACTTTATCTCTTGGTCGTTGATGATTAAATTTTCCATTATTTATCCTTCTCTCTTAGGTTGAAGTATGTTTAAAATTTTAGCCTTCATCGCATTGTGATTTCTCGTTAGCGCGTCTAAAGCGCAGAATAGATCATAAGCGCAATCAAGCACCTTATAGCTTACTTGCTCGTAGCAGTCGGTGTCTTTTATCTCGTAATGAGATAAAAACTCGATAAATTTCGCCTTTGTGGGTTTAGCCATTGTGTCTCCTTTAGTATTTATTTGTATTCTTTTGAAATACATAAGCGAATGATACTATTTTTATAATGTATTGTCAAGTATTCTTTTGTATGCTTCCAAATATTTTTTAGTTCTGCTATACTTTAATAAAAATACAAAGGAGACATTATGGCTATTCCGGGCTCACAGCAAAGCGGCAACAAGCAAGGCAAGAAAGATGCTGCCGAAGCGCAAGAAACCACTACAAACAAAACTGAGATAATATCCATAAGGCTTGATCCATTAACGAAAGAGAAGCTGGCCTATATTTGTGATTTGGAATACCGCCCCGTGGCTTTGCAAATTCGTAAAATTATCGAGGATTTCGTCCGCGAATATGAAATGCAAAAAGGTCTCATAGCCAATCCGCAATTAGGCATCGATGGGGATGAAAATTATCCAGGGTTTGTAGTTCCTTTTTGATCTAGATAATCCCTTAAAATTTTACGTATATGCATTGCTAGCGGGCGATATTCTTTCTGCGCGTCGTCTTTTAGTTTTTGTAGCGTCTCGTCGTCCAGCCTTACGCTTACGATATTGTTTTTATTCTCTTTCATCTTTCATCCTTTCAATATCCCGAACCTTAGATTTGAGATCGTAAATTTTGTATGCTTTCTAAATAGCCTTTTCAGAAGCCGTAACATCGTCATTCTCCTTTTTTCGCTCTGCCACCCTTGCTAGTAGTGCGAGGTCTATCAGCAGATCACCTACGCTCATTCCGCTCATCTGCGAAACCTCACATAGATGATCCGCTACGGAGTGCAGATAATCCGAAATGCTATCTGCAAACTTCGCCGCAGCAGTTTCAAGCTCTTGATTTTCCATTGTTTTCTCCTTTATGCAGCTACTGCCAAGCGGGCTTTTTCTACGTCTTTTACGCTGAAGCTAAAGCTCATACGCCTAAAGCCGCGATTGACGTAAAATATCATCTTGTCCTTTTTGATATCGTAGTCCTCGTTTTCTGCCAAATAAACGATATTTTCAGCATCCATTCGGCTCTTAAACACGACGTTCTTTTTCTCGTCTCTTGCTACATACCTGAAAAACTTAGTTTCCATTTTTTTCTCCTTAAAAAAATATCCATAAAAGAGCCTCCGATTTAAAATTTCATTCGAAAAGATACAGCAAAGATTTTTAACCGCCTAAGGAGCAAGGCGAGTGGAGGCTCATTTATGGATATGGCGGCGGACGGCAGGAGTCGAACCTGCGTTCCAAAATCTCGTTTTACGGACGTCCAAGAGTTTTTGCCGCTTAACATACGTCCGCCATAAAATAAAAAAGGAAAGTCAGTGTTTTACTTAAACTATGACAGCCCCCAAATGCGGGAGATGTCAAGCCGGTTTGACGGCAATCTCTGCCTTTTACTCATCAACGGCGTTAACCTACGAAACCTTTATGGTGGCGAACGCTCGGTTTAGCCGATAAAAGCCGTTGTTGCAATTTAGCGCGCCGCTTGGCACGTCCGCCATAAAAAATTTGACAAGGATTTTTCTACCCCCGAACTTGTCGCTATCGGGGCTGATTACTCGGGTATGGGTTGTCGTATCCATACGGACGCTTCCCGTAGCTTTTGCCCGACGCGGGCTAGGTGTGGGTCACCTTGGTTTTGATGGGGGAATATTATCAAAAGTAATATTAAACAATGCTTAAATTTTATTATTATTGATAATATTTTTAGTAGTATAATTCGGCAATCGAGAAAAGTCTTGATTATCTTAATGAAAGGAGGTTGAAATGGCGACAAATAAGAAACAAACGTCTAAAAAGGTTGCGTCAGAGGCATCCGAAATTTTAAAGGACGATAGGTATAGCGAGAAAAGTAAATCCGTCGCAGGAAGCGCACTTTCGCAAACAAAACCTACGCCTAAAAAGAAGAAATAGGTTTTTGCCCTCCTAAATAGAGGGCAAATTATTTAAATTTATGAGAAAGCCGATAAGTGATGAAAAAAGTTTTATTGTTGATTTTGGTATTGTCCTCGTCTTTATCTGCGTTTTGTGAAAAAATTTACGCTACAGATGAGATGACTGATAAAGTAACTCTTTATTTTGTATGTAGAGAAAAAGACGCGTCCTTATATCTTGAAAGCAAAAATGGGAAGGTAAATTATGGAGGCATGATTGGGATTGTGCTAAAGGAAGACGATTAACTCGCTTTGATCTATTTGATTTAAAACAATTTCAATAAAGGACCATAAAATGAAAAAACTACTTGCTTTAATTCTGGCGGCTTTTTTGCTCGCGCCGTCGGTGTCTTTTAGCGCGCAGAGAGTGGGCGGATACGTCACAAAAAAGGGCAGATATGTAAAGCCTCACTACCGCTCAAATAAAAACCGCACGCAGCGCGACAACTGGTCGAGCAAGGGCAGAAGCAATCCATACACCGGTAAAAGAGGCACGAAAAAGCCGAAGTGGTAAGCAGCGCGCCATATCAAGGAGAATTTAGGCCGAAACCTTTTGGCGCGATAAAACAGAAGTTTAAGCAATAGGGGTAAAATTTAGCTTATCCGCGATATAATGCCAAAGACAAGGAGCGAATCATGGAAATAACGCTTAAAAACTTTGATAGCGCATTTTTGCCCGTGCTTGAGAGCTTTAAATCGGTTATGCCCGCCCTGACTATAGAAAAAAAGCGGGAATGGAAAGATAAAAGGGCGCCAGAGCAGGTTCGAGCGGAGCTAAAAGAAGCGCTAGAAGACTACGAAAAGGGCAATATGTCTAAATTCTGCAGTTTTGAGGAGGCTAAAGCTCACGGCGAGGCGACAATAAAAAGGCTCGGCTAAGATATGAAAATCATTTTTAGGCAAGAGTTTTTAACCGCGCTTGACGATATTTTAGGATTTATCGCCGAGGATAGCCCCACTAAGGCTAGGAAATTTCAAAGTGAGCTTTACGGCAAAATTTACGATCTAGGCTTTATGCCGTATAAATTTAGAAAATCGCTAAGCTTTGATGACGAGCGCATAAGAGATTTCATATTTAAAGGCTACGTTATGCCTTATTTGATCGATAAGCGAAACGATACGATAGCGGTATTAGGAATATTTAAAGAAAATCTTTTTAAGCCCCTTTAATCTTTGCTTTGCTAAATCTAAAACTTTCAAATTTTGAGCGGTTAAATTTATATGCGATAAAAAATAGCTTATGAAATGTAGCCGTAAGTATAATCATCAGGAGCGATACCCAAAGACTTAAACCTAACGATTACTGCCTGTCTCGATACTTCGAATATCGACGTAGCGGCATCTATGTAATCATCCAGCGTAGCTTTAGGCTTTTTGTCGGAGATGTCATAGACAATATCTTTTATCGCGAATATCGGCATTAATAGCCCTGCGGCAAATTTATTCGCTCTTGTTTCCTTTGCTCCGCAATTATCGTTTCTATAATGCTGTAGTGATGGCAATTTATCGCAAGTATCCATATTCGGCAAAACGTCGTAAACCAAATGCCCGAGCTCGTGAGCGAGCGTAAATTTTTGCCTATTTTTAGGGCGTAATGGGTTGATCCATATAACAGGCTTATCATCTTTTATATAAATATGCCCGTCTTTAATATCTCTTATTTTCTCCCAATCCAAAGAGGTATCGACCTTTACGCCCATTAAAGAGGCGATTTCGAAGGGATCGAAAGGCGGGGTTTCCAATTTAAGGGTCTTTAAAACGTCTTTGGAGCGCATATTGGCAAAATCATTTAGCGGCATTTTTTTCCTCCTCTAAATCATTTTCTTCTATTTTAACGTTAATATCCTTCAAATTTGCTTCATCCAACGGATCGGGGTCTTCCGCGCCGTTTTCATACTCTTTTAGAATTCCTATCTGATCGGATACTGCGATATCCAATTTTTCTTTAAATTCTTGTAATTCAACGAGCCTTTTTAAAATGTCATCGTCTTTGAGCATATTTTCTACTAATTTATTTCTAATGGCATCGTCTTTCGAAATTTCGCAAAGAATGCCTTCGATCGCTCTTTTGATCTCTTTTTTCTTATTTTTATTGGAATAATACGATACTGCGAAAGTAATGAGGGTTGTTAAAACTAGCAGTATTATGCTGCCATAGACTAAAAAGGTATTTGCGTTAGAAATAGCTAAATTTGCCGCATCTAATGTTTTATCCGCCGCTCGTAACGCAAAGTCTATCTCCTTATCTGTTGCCATTGATCCTCCTATTTTATTCCGCTATCGCTAAACGTTAACCCCTTTTGAATTTCTAGCTTGATTTTGCCGCAGACCTTGCCTAAAATTTCATATTCGTAGCCCTCTTTATGCGGGTATAGATCGCCGTACTTGGCGTTTAGGCTAATGAGTTTTATAGCGCCTTTCGGCAAAAACTCGACCCTTTTGACATATACTACGTCGCCTACGCGCACGACATAAATGCCGCCTATTTTAATAAAATCGCCCCTAAAATTTACCATATCTACAATCGCCAAATCCCCCTCGTCATATTCAGGCTGCATGCTATCGCCTACTACCTCGAAAAGCTTTAAATTTTTTGGATCGAGCCCTTTAATGAAAGACCTATCCACGGCGATTTTAGTTTCTTTATTAAACAGATCCAAATCATATGCTCCCTCGCTGCCCGCGCCAATAAGCATCTCCGATTTAGAGAGAAACACCACGTTTTTCAGGCTATACTCGGCGGGGATCAGATGAGCGTATTTTTCAAAATTATTTTTCAGCTCTTTTTTGACGATCTGTTTCTTTGACGTCTCCTCGTCGTCGAATAAATCTATTACGTTTTTCCCCAATATTTCCGCTATTAGCGGCAACTTTTCAAGCTCAGGCTTTGACGATTTTTTCTCTTTGCCATTTTTGCCGATTTCGCCCGGCTGCGTTTCATAGTGCGCCACTAGCCCTTGCGTTATACCTAGTTTCTCAGCAAACTGCACCTGTGTTAGTCCCGCCTCTTGCCTAAAAGCTCTAATCTTTTGATGAATATCCATTAAAAATCCTTTTATTGAATTTTAGCAATTTTAAAATTACTAAAGATAATATCATTAAGCAGATTTTTATATTATCGATGATAATATACCGCTTATGGAACAGAATAAAATTACTCAAGAACAAATAGCAAAAAAGCTTGGCGTCACGCAGGGAGCGGTTTCGTTATGGTTTTTACAGATCAATACACCCAAGGTCAAACACGCAAATGCGATGCAAAAACACTGGGGTTTTCCTACTCAAATGTGGGATGACCCGAAGCTTTTTAGCTCTTTTATGCGGAAGAATAGCCAAAAATTCGGCTCGCTGAAAATATTACGAAAGGCTAAGAATGGTAGCGCCGAAGTATGACAATAGCAAGGCTTTTAAGCTTTCTAACCAAAACATCGCCGCCATCGTCAAAATCCAAAACGCGAAGGGCTTTAAAAACGATAGCGAGGTAGTGAGGTTTTGCATTGATTTTATGGCGGTTTTGATTGAGCGCGGGCTAGAAACTCAAGCGCTCGCGAAGCTCGTAGAAAGCGTAGCGAACGAAAGATGACCGCAGACCTTGCTTTTGCCATCGGCGGGATACTCGCGCTTTGCGTATGGGTTTGGAGAGTAGGACGTGAAAGTCAAACGCGAGATTAAGAAGCTTAAGCGCGCGATAAAGAAGCTTCGCGAGGAGGTTGATAGCTAGGCGGAGGCGCAAGCGCGATCGGCTTCATTACGGAGGATTACAAAGATGAGGAGGAGGATATCCTCACGGAAATTAGATGCAGAAAGGATAAAAAATGCAAACGACATTAAGTGCCGATGAAAAAAAGGCTGAAAACAAGCGCTTTTTAAAATCGCTTAAAAAAATAGTGGCGGAGCTAGACAAATGCACGGACAGAAAAGACCAAGCTAAGATGGTAGAAATACTTATTGCTTATTTCGATCTTGGTTTTTATCTAAATCGATAAGCGTAGGAGCTATTTTTTTAGCTATAGCGTTAAATAAAGCTCCGATGTTTTCGCCGAGCGTTGGGGCGTCTAAGTTTCTGCTTACGACGCCTTGCACTGAAAGTTGTTTTTCTATGATTGCTTTAGTTAGTTCTAAAACTATCTCTTTGTCCGTCATTTAAATCCTTTGCGGTGAATTTCTTAGCTTGGCGGCAGAATTCTACGAAGGATTTAACTGAAAGTCAAATTTAAGGAAGCAGGATATGAATATTTTAGAATTTTTAGCCAACGACACCACGATACTGCCATACCGCAAAGAGCTGCGCGAGATCGCAGGCGGTGTAGCAGCTACAATATTTTTAAGCCAACTGCTTTATTGGGTTAAGCGCAAGGGCAACGGATTTTACAAGTTTAAAACTCCGTCTGAGGGCAATCAATACTATAAGGCAGGCGATAGTTGGTGCGAAGAGCTGGGATTTAGCGTAGATGAGCTTGACGGCGCGATAAAGAAACTAAAAGCCGCAAATTTACTTGATAAAAAAACTTTACCCGATAGACGCACAATATGGACTTTAAATTTAGAGCTATTGAGTGACAAATTAAGCAAACTTAAAGCCCCGACGGAATTTACGCAAATGGGAAATTCCCAGTTACGTAACAGGGAAAATCCAAGCTACGTAAACGGGAATTTCCCTGTTACGAAAACAGGAAATTCCCAGTTACCTTACAATACAGAGACTACAACAGAGATTACTACAGAGACTACATCAGAGAGTAGCTCGCTATCGCTCGCTAACGCGCGCACGCGAGAAGCGAATGCATCAGACGACGATTTTTCACAAAAGCGCACGGATAATTTCTCGCCTCTCGTCCAAAACTCCGCCAAGCCTAAAAAATTTCAAAAACCTACGATCGAGCAGATAAGGGCGTATTGCAAGGAAGCGGGCAAGGATATCGACGCGGAGACATTTTTCGACTTCTATGAAGCCAAAGGCTGGGTAGTAGGGCGAAGCCCGATGAAAGACTGGAAAGCTGCCGTAAGGAACTGGGCGAAAAACGAAAGCCAGTTTCTGCGGCGCAAGGTTGGTTCTGACGGGCAAGAGATAGGAGATATGGGCTTGCCGCTAAGTCAAATCAGCAAAAACGGGCAATGGAGCATGAAAAATATGGCTGAACTCGCCGAATACTACAAAGCGCAAGGGAGATGAGATGAAATTTGAGGAGTTTATCGTAGAGTTTTCAAAACTGATCGAATACTACGAAGCGCAGGCTAGCAAAAGCCTAACGATGCTATATTTTGAAAATTTGGCGCAATATAGCCTCTCTGATTTTGCGGGAGCATGCAAAAAGATCATTCGCGATAGGACACACCAAAAAATGCCGAAAATCGCCGAGTTTGTAGAAGCGATAGAGGGCAGCTTGGAGGAGCGAGCGTTGCAGGCGTGGGATGAAGTGATGAGCTCTTGCGCCCAATATGGACCATACCGCAGCGTAAGCTTTGCGGATGAAGCTATCAATCGCGCCGTAAATCACATAGTGGGGGGCTGGGATAAGATCAACAACTGCGGACTAGACGAGCTAGTGTGGGTCAAAAAAGAGTTTCTAAGCGCATACAAAGCCTATGCGGGCAAAGAGCTACCTCGTACTCATTTGAATGGCATAGGAAGCAAAAGCGAGGGGGTGCACCTCATAGGCGAGAACAAAAACGTTTCACTGCTAGAAATGGCGGCGATAGAGAGCGGCGGGAAATCTGTAGAGCAAATTTTTCAGGATAGAGAAACGGCGAAGCTTGAAAACAAGAGCGTGCCGAAGCTCGAAAACAAGCAAACGCCCGCAAACTCCGAGGGCTTTAGGAAGCTGCTTGAAAAAGTGAAGGTGAGATTTAACAATGCCGTTTAAACGCACGCAAACGTCTCAAATTTCAACGAACGGCACTTGTGTAATATCAAGACTAACCCCGAGGGATAAAATGCGTTGTAGGCTCTGTAAATAAGTTTTAAGGCATAAAAACACAAAATCCCATCTAAAACAATCATCCGCTAAATTCATCTTTTCTTGTTATTCTAAAAAGAGAATTTTTAAACGCGAAATCTGTTTGTAGTGCTTGAAAATAGGCGCCCGAGTTTAAAATTTAGATAAAATTTTGGGGGATGATATATCAATTTTTGCGCTTGCGTTTTGGGGGTGGGGAGGGTCTTTTGCACCTTGAAGTTTTAGCTTGCCAAGCCCTAGCATAGGGGCTTTAGTAGAGCTTTAGCCATTTTTTACTGCACCTAAATTTTAGCTCTTAAGCGTTTATACGTTTTGTCTCATTTTGACACAGGGTAGTAAGCAAAGCACGATAAAAAGGGGGTTAGAGCCTTAATAAAAAAGAAACAACAACGAGTTGTGACATTTTAAGTTTCGAGCATTTTTTGCCTTTCTAAATCCTTCTCAAACATCGCTAGAATGGGAGTTTAAACGATTTTAAGAAATCCTAAACCGCTATTCATATATGCCTTTTCTCTTACACCCCCTTTACACCTATTCGTAATCAAACCCTAAGCCTCAAGAAGTTAAAATATCTCTAGGATTTTAAAACAAAGGCTAAGCAATGCAAACCCTAACCATACAGGCTAACGCCGATTTCATAGAAAAAGCCAAAGCGATATTAATCACGCTAGCTAAGCTTGACGGCGCTAAATTAAACCTAGCGGAGGCAGCGGCTTTAATTTCAGCTAAAATTTGGCTAACATAGGATAAAATTTCTACGTTTTAAAAGTCCTTTAAGGGCGGTTTCGCTTGACACTAGCCGCCCTTAAATCCCTTTAAAATATTTAGCTTTTTATTCGAGGCACGCCCCTTGCTTTTACCGCCTCGATTAGCTTTTCCGCTAGTCTTACTTGAGCTTTAGTCATCATCTTTAAATAAACTCTTTCGTGGTCTTTCTTACCTTCGTCGCGCCACTCTTAGATACTTCGGTTTAACTTTGCTTTTTCTCATCGCCTAGTCCTTGTCGTTTAGATTATTTTTGTAAAGGTTAGGCAAATTATAGCGCTTATGTCTACGGAAAGGAGTTTCCGATTTTTTTGCGTTTCCTACTAACCCACTCTTAAAATTTTTCGGCTAAACTTGCGCGCAATCATAAAAGGAGGCTTCTTGGCTACATATGTCTGCGCGTTTTTTAGCTATCTTTGTCAGGTTGCTTTGCAAAGTAGCGATGGCTAAGATTTTTTTCGCAAGCTCCGGCGCTAGTGCCGATGCTCTGATCTCCTCTAGCCCCGCTCTTAAAAAAGCGATCATCAAAGCTCGTGCTATTGCTAAAGCTCGCAGCCGCAAAAGCTCTTTTTGTGTTAAAAGCACAGGCAAAATCCCTCATAATAAAACCCTTCTTGATGGCTACACCTTTGACAGCGCTAGCGAAGCCGATCGCTACGTCTATTTAAAAACGCTTGAAAAAGCAGGGCGCATAAGCGCGCTTTGTATCCATCCCGGCTTTACGCTTCAGCCCGGATTTAAAGACCGCTTAGGCAGGGCAAGACGCGCTATTACCTATATCGCCGATTTTTCTTACGAGCAGGAAGGACTTAGCATAGTCGAGGATGTTAAGTCCGATTTTACGGCGCAGGATAAGGTTTTTCGTATCAAATCCAAAATCCTTTGTTTTCAAAACCCTAATATAGTTTTTCGCGCGGTTAAATATCATAGGGGAGCTTGGATAGAAATATGAGCGAGCAAAATATAAACCGCATCGAGCTTAAAAACGAAGCTTTTAAGATAATGCGCGAGGAGCGCTTAAGCCCGCCCGAGATAGCGGCACGATTAGGCCTTGCTGAAAAAGAGGTGCGAGGTTGGGCTAACTCTGAAAATTGGGTTCGAGAGATCTTAAAACAAGATGCGAAAGATAAAAGAGCGCTCGAAGCCAAAGCTAAGCTTCCGGAGTTTTCGCAAGTAGTAGCTAGCCAATACGCAGAGCTTTGCTGGGCGCAGCAAAAATTAAAGGCTAAGATGCTAAAAGATGAAGAGGATGGTCGCATTAGCTCAAATGATTTTCGCTCTTTCGCGCTTTTAGCTAAAAATATAATCGAGGCTGCGGGCACCGAGATCATAGGCACGGATAAAAACGAAATCACCAATATTTTGATAAATTTCGACAAATCAGATAAAAACGTAGTGGATGTGGAGGCAATAGATGATAGTTCAGAGCTCTAAGCCCGAGCTTGAGAAGTTTGCTCGTATCGCATCTAAGCTTGAGACCTTCGTGCGTTTCGTCCTGCGCGCCGAGCCCTCTACACAACAGCTTGCATTTATTCGCGCGGTGGATGCAGGAGATCGCTTCATCGCTATCAAAAGCGGTCACGGCGTAGGCAAAAGCACCTCGCTTGCTTGGGTTGCTATTTGGTGGGCGCTAATTAAGGAGGATGCTAAAATTCCTATTACCGCCCCCTCTACTCCGCAGCTACTTCTTACGTTGATGCCTGAAATTCGCAAATGGATAGCCAAGCTTCCTAAAATTTTACGCGATGAGATCACGCCTAAAAGCGATGAGATAAATTTTTCTAACGGCAACTTCATAGCCCTTCGCACAGCTCGTAAAGAAACCCCTGAAGCCCTGCAAGGCTTTCACGCTAAGCATCTGCTATTTTTAGTGGATGAGGCTAGCGGTGTGGATGAGACGATATTTGAAATAATTTTCGGAGCTCTAAGTGGGGCATCAAATGCGATGATTATGGTCGGAAACCCTACCCGCACGAGCGGATTTTTTTACGAAGCTTTTAAGCAGGAGCTTTGGCATAGCTTTACCTTTAACGCAGAACAGAGTGCAAATGTAGCCAAAGAGCAGATCGAGCGCGCCCGCGCTCTTTACGGCAGAGATAGCAATGCTTATCGGGTTAGAGTTTTGGGTGAATTTCCGCTTCAAGGCAGCGATAATCTCTTTGATTTAAGCGCGCTTGAGCTTGCCGTAGGACGCGAGATAGACCGAAGCGGCGCCGTTATTTGGGGGTTAGATCCTGCAGAATATGGAGATGATAGCTCTGTGCTATGTAAGCGCAAGGGCTTTTTCATCGAGCCTTTTTGCGAGTTTAAAAAACTCGATTCCGCTCCGCTAGCTGATGCAATCTGCGCTGAATATAAAAAAGCGGCGCAAAAGCCTAATGCTATTTTCATCGACGTCATCGGCATAGGCGCAGGAGTTTGGAGCATATTAAACGCCAAAGGCTTGCCCGTTTATCGCGCCGATGTGAGAGAAAAAAGCTTCAAAGAGGGCTTTTACAATAAGCGCTATGAAATTTATGCAAGGCTAAAAGAAAATATCGCGCTTCTTTGCCTGCCTAGAGATGAAAAGCTAATAGGCGAACTAGGCGATATCCGTTATGAGATCGATGAAAACACAGGCAAAATAAGGCTTGAATCTAAAAAGAAAATTCGCGCCAGACTTGCTCGCTCACCAGATCGCGCAGATGCTTTGGCGCTTAGCTTTTTTGATGAGATGGATTTTTACGAGGATGAAACGGATGGGGAGTTTCAAACGGGAGATTTGCTATGGTAGATGCGTGGCATTTAGGCAGGGAGGCTAGCTATTATGCCCTATTAAAGCTGGCAGGAGGTAATGTCTTTGCTCTTTTAAGCAACGCAAGAGATGCAGGAGGCGCTCCTGTAACCTTAATTGAGGGAGAGGCTATAGATGAGCTAATAAGGCACGGCTTTAGAGATGATTTCATAGCAGCCGCGCTTGAAGTAGATAAATACCGGGTAAGAAGGAGGAGGAAAAGACTTGAAAAAAGAGGAGATTAAAGCTCAAATTCTAAAGCTTCGAAATGAGGCGATAAAGGGATTTGACTTTGTAAAAGATGACTTTTTATATTTAGAGAGCGGATATTTAGCCCTAATGGATGAAAAAAAGAAAAGGACTTTAAAAGCTCGCCATAAATCTCACGTCGCACAAAAGATAATCTTTGCCAAAGTCCGCCGCATCACTAAAGAGATATTAAAGACCTATTTTGCTAATCCTAGTCTTGCAGATATTGAGGTTAGAGGCGACGCGCAGCTTAGCGCCATCTTGCAAAACGAGCTAAACACTCTAAGCAGGGCGAGGCTAAATCTTTATTCCCGCATTCACGAAAGCATAATTGCAATGCTCGTTTACGGAACTTCTATCGCAAAGGTTTATTGGGCGGATAATGAGGTTAAGGTCGTGCCTAAAAGGCTAAGTGAGGTGCTAATAGATCCGCATGCTAAAAATCATTTCGATGCTAAATACTACGTCGATCGCTTCTATATGACGATTGCCGATATTAAAAGAAACTTCGCTAAAGAGCTAAAGGATGAAAAGATAGATCTAGACACCATAAGCGGTGAAAACACCTCCAAAAGTCCTAGCGGACTTCAAAGCTCGGATTTAGGAGAATACCGCAGAATAGCGGTGCAAGAGATTTATCGCAAAATCGGCGATGATTGGTTTATTAGCACCTGCATAAACGATAGGTTTTTGCGCCTTGATCTTCCCCTTCATGACGGATGCCCCTTCTTTTTTGCGGTAGCTTATCCGCAGTTTTGTAGGATTGAGGAAAGAGGGGCGGTGCGCTCATACGGGGCAAGCTATATTGAGCCGATGATAGATCTGCAGCGCCAATTCATAGCCGTGCGAAATCAGCAGATGGACGCCGTTTATCTGCAGCTTAATCCCAGATATTTCGCCGATAGAAGTAGCGGCTTAAGGGACGATGATTTAGCATCTCTTAGCCCTAAGGTAGTCGTTTCAAATTTAGCAGCGATTAAGGAGATCCCAGCCCCTAATATCAACGGCTCGGTTTTTGATACGCAAAGCTTGGATGCAGAGATCCAAGAAGTAGGCGGAATGCCTAAGATGGTGCAAGGCATTTCTGCTAGCTCCGATCCTAGAAACGCTACGGGGATGAGCTTGCTAGCTCAAAGCGGCAACGCTACGATAGATGATATAGTCACGAGCTACAACGAGAGCTTTTTTGAGCCCTTTATATCTCGCATCGTAAGCTTAATATATCGCCATAAAATCACCGAGGCGCTTAGCGGATATGATAGGGATAAGAAAATAGAGCTGCGCGTTAGTATAAACGCAGGCGTAGGCGTAATGAGCCGCGACACTAAGATAAATAATATCGGAGCGGCTAAACAAAGCCTACTAACGATGATAAAGATGCTAAGCGAGATGGGCGCGAAAGAAAAGGTGCGCGAGTATGTGCGAGTCCTAGAGGGCTTAGTGCGCGACGAGTTGCGCGAGATGGGTCAAAAAAACGTAGATGAACTTTTTCCGGGAGAGATAGATTTTGCAGAAACTCAAAGCGCTTAAAGATTTTATGAGCTCCGAGCCTTATGCTGAGATCAATGCGGTTTTAGAAGCGCAAAAAAGCGCGCTATACCGCTATGCTTGCAGCGGAAAGGACGCAGCGGGGCAGGAGTTAAGCAAGGATGCTAGGATAAATATGCTTGAGCGTATAGACGCTCTAAGCTTCGCTCAAAGTCTTTACGGCTTTTTTTTAGAACAATACCAAACCACACAAGGAGAAAAAGATGAATGACGACATTCAACCTCAAGAACCTCAGGTGCAGCCGCAAGATCCATACGCGATGCCTCAAACGACACCGCCTCAAATGGTGCCCCCGCAACCTCAAATGACGATGCCTCAAGTAGATATCGGCGCTCAACTTGCAGCTGCAAAGCAAGCCCTAGGCATAGATGAGCTGCGAGCACAGCTCGAAAAGCAACAAGAAGCCGCGACATATAATCTAAATCTCGCAGATGTCATAAGCGCTAATCCCGAGCTGAGTAAAAAAACTATCGAGGAAGGACTTGACAAGCTCGCACAAACCAGCCCCGAACTTGCGAAGCAGTTTAAAATCAGTAGGGAGGGTTTGGAGATTTTCGTCAAAGGTCTTAAAGCCACCGTAGCACCGCAGAGCAAGCCCGATCCGATCACTAACGACGGCACTAGCTCGGCAGACGATGCAGGCGAGGATGAGACGCTTAAGCGAATTCGCGAAGGCAAGGCAAGAGCGGGAGATGTCGGGCGAGCTATTAGCAAACTCATAAGCAAATAGCCCTTTAAATAATCCGTGCCTTTTTGTTAGCATAAAGCAAAAAGGCAGGATTTTATGGCATACTTTAATCAAAACGACTACGACTACGCCCGTAAGTCCGCAGATTTCGCGCAAAATCTAAACGCTATGCAATCACCTCTTAGCGGATTATTCGGGGCAGGCAACAATATCTACAATCAACAAAACTCAAGAGCAGGTGCTGATTTAGCCAATAATAGCTTTATCAAGCTAGGCGCTCAGGCCTACGGCGGCGCAAACGACGCTTACAGCCAAAGCTTAAATAATATCGGAAACGCTCTAAGCTCTAAAGGACGCGCCTTAAACGGGGCGGGCGCAGTTGCTAATATAGGCAGGGACGCTTACGGATTTGCCCCTCAAACCACACAGGGGCGGCTTGATAACTCAATGCTAGGAAGCGTAAACTCATATCTAGCCAATATCATAAGCTTAGCCAACGCTAAAGCAAATAACGAATGGGCTAGAGCTAATGCGAACGCAGCGCTAAACGTGCTGGGCGCTAGAGAAAAAGCCTATCAAGATGACGCCGCAAGAGCTGCAAATCAAGCCCAGTGGATGGCAGGTTTTAATTACCGCAGCGCCAAGGATGCCGGGGATGCCGCTAGAGCAAACGCGCAAGCTCAGGCGCAACAGGCATATATGCAAGCTCGCGCGGCGGGCTTAGATCGCGCCAATGAGCTAAAAAGTGCAGAGCTTGACGCACAAAATCAAAACGCCGCAAGAAAGGCTAAGGCAGACGAGCTTAAAGCACTAAATGATTTCGCCTCCAGCCCGCAGTTTTCACAGCTAGACGATAAGCAGCGCAAAGCTATTACTGATCGCATAGCGGCGGGATATTCCGCACTAGGCGCAGAGGGAGGCGGCATAGATTACGATGATGATGATTTGGAGGCTATTAAACAAGGCTATGAAATCTTTATCGATGATGATGGAGTAAAGAAAGCGCGCAAGGACGGACAAATTTATGAGTGGAATTAAGATCGGGGGCAAAACCTTAACGCCCATAAATGTAGCTCCCATAAAGATCGGATCAAAGACACTAAGCCCGGTAAACTCCATAAAAATAGGAAATAAAACCCTAACCCCAATAAGCGAAACAAGCGCGGACGGACCTAGCGATACGCAGCGCTTTTTTAGACAGATGGGCTCTAAGCTTGCCCCTGCGCTAGATACTGCAGAAGCGATAAGTGATAAGGCTTTAGCAGGTGCGGGGCTGGTAAGCCAAAAGGCTGGCGAGCTAGGACTTCGTGCATTAGGCGCAGGGGCGGACGCTTTGGGCTTTGATAATGCAGGCAAGAGCCTAAAAGATACCGCAGACGATCTGGGGCAAACCTTCTCTCAAAGTGCGGAAGCAGTAGGACAAACGGGAGGCGCAGGCACTACCCGCATAATAGGGCGAGGATTAAAAAACTTCGTAACGGGTCAAGCTACAGCCAATCAAAAGCTAGCTAGAGGCATTAACAACGTTTTAGCAGATACCGCAGATTTTTACGGAGCGGACAGGGCTAGGGATTTCTTTCGCGAGAACTCAAATTTAGCAAGCTCGGCGATAAATAAAATTGAAAACTTCGGCGATAACGATATGAAAGGTTGGCAAGCAGCAGGCGAGATAGCAGATGCTACTGCACTAGCTCCTGCGATGCTAGGCCATAGCGCAAAGGCCGCCCGCTTAGCAAAAGCATTAGGCGCTAGCGAAAAGGTAGCTACTCGCATCGGCAACGCCGCAGGATCTGCAGCAAACGGCGCGATAATGGGAGGATTTACCGGAGGGGCTAGAGCTTACGGGCAGGAAAAGCCCGATCTAAAGCAAGCAGGACTTGAAAGCACTATCTGGGGTGGGGCGAATGCTATTTTAGGCGGACTTAGCCGCGCTCCGATTTTAGCCAAAGGGGTGCTAGGCAAAGCAAGCGAACAAACGCAAAAAGCAGCGCAAGGCTTGGACTACCAAAATCTAAGAGAGGGCGTCCCGACGCCCGCTGGGACGACCGCTCCGCAAACGCGGGCGGATGGCGAATTATTAAGCCCTCCATTAAGCAGCGACCAATCGGCGCGCCCCAACCGATACTCCGATACTTCTCGGACAATGGCTACCGCAGATAATGCGGGGTCGGTCACTGATAAAACTATTATACCACAAAATTTTGAAGCGGCGGCGACTGAGGCGTCCAACTCTCAACATAAGCAACAAGTGCTCGGGGCGCAAATGAATACCAGCAAGGAGCATTTTTCGCCGACCGATAACACTATTATACCACAAAGCTCTGTCGCAGAGGGAATTTTAAATAATCCTAATCTTTTCGGACTTGACGAAAACGTGATAAAGGCTATTCGCTCAGAGCTTGAGGAAGCAGCCGGGATTGCTCCAAAAAAGATGAGCGAAGCAGCAAAAGGAGCAGATAAGGCAGAGACCGCAGCAGCGCAAGCGCCTAATCCGTTTTTAGATGAGATTTTAAGAGTTACAAATCCCGCTAATAATAACGCGTATTTGGATCAGATCTTAGCAATTACTAATCCTAAAGCCATACAAAAAGAGAAGCGCGGCATTTACAACGTTACTTATAATAGCAAAGCAGCAACGCCTATAAAACAAGATTTAAATAGCGTAGAGGATGCGTTAAGATATGCTAAAGGGGATAAAAATAAAGGTGCCGACCATATACGAATAAGGCATTTAAAAGACAAAAATGCCGAGGGCTATGTTAGTCAAAGCGAGCTTTTAAATATGGGCGAGAATATGCGTAAGTATTTAGATAAATACAAAGAGCCTTTTATCGACAAAAATGGGTTAAAAATATACGAATGGCAGGATAAAGACGGAGTGAGGTTTAGAGCCGTCATCGCTCCCAAAAAAGGAAGTCCGACAACCCAGACTATTACCTCAACCTTAAATGGAAGCGATGAAGCCGCCAAAAAGGGATTAAACCCAAATAGCAGCCTTTACAGCAATGACGATATTATAACCTTTTACTCTGATAGAAATCTTAAAAAACCTATGGAATTTAAAACTCCCGCACTTCGCGAAGCGGATGAAGCGATTAGGGGTGGGGGCACACTCTCTAGCCTAGGCACCGCGATGAGAAATCAAGGGCTAGACACCGATATTATACCACAAAACGGCGAGAATATGATTAAAGGTTTTAGCTCTAGTGCAATTCCTGCTAATATCGCAAGCGCCGGAGCTGGAGCAGCCACAGGTGCAGCGCTGGATGATAAAAATAGAGCAAGAGGCGCTTTTATCGGAGCGTTGGGCGGGCTTGGGCTAGTAAATGCACCCTCTATAGTTTCAAAGCTAAAAGGAGGCGCTAAGGTAGGCGAGATAGCGCAGGATATAGAAGCTGCGGCAAAAGATAAGCCTAGCATCTTAAGCAATATGCGCTCCTATCTTAAAGCCGTAGGCGCAAACTCCGCTTCAGAGTTAAAGGATTTTAGCGGCAAGGATATAGGGCTAAGCTACGCAAGGCAAATGGCAAGCGAGCATATCAATAAAGAGTTTAAAAATATCGCTTATGAAATTTTATCTGGCTCTCAAAGCTTAGCGCAGAATTTAAAAAATGGCGCTATTAATGCAGCTCGCTTTGCAAGGCGCGCATTAAGCGAAACCAAAGGCGCGGATTATCTTTTGCGAAACGATGAGCTATTTAGCGCCAAAAGCGCATATAGCGCTAAAATGGAAAATCTACAATCCGCGCTTAGTGGATTAGATGATGCTGATCGCGTAGCTATGCATGAATATATGGTGGGTGAAGGAAATGCCATTAAGCCTGAGCTAAAGCCACTAGCAGACGCGCTAAGACGTCAGATTGACGATATGAGTGCTAAGCTAGTGGATCTAGGCGTTTTAGATAAGGCTAGCAGAGACGCGCTAGCGGGGCAATATCTTGCTCGCTCTTATGAAAAGCATCTAAAAGATCGCATCAACTCAGTGTTTTCAAGCGGCAAAAAGGTAGATGAAATTCACAGCAGAGGCTTTGCGTTTAAAGAGTTTAAAGATAGGGAAGCGATGGATAAGTTTCTATCTAAAAACCCACAGATTGCAAAGTCTATGGATCAGGCTTACAATAAAGGCGGTGTGCGCGTAGTAGAAAAGCCTAATGGTAAAATTGAGCTTTGGAGGGATTACACTAAAGATGAGCGTTCGGCTATGGGGGAGATAAGAGATGCTGCTTTTAGCATACCGCAGACCCTAAATAAGTTAAATGATATGATAGAAAACGCTAAGTTCTTAAAATCCGTTAGCGAATTAAGCGGCGGCGCAGTGATACCCAATACCGAGATTAAAGCCCGCTACGGCAAGCTTGATTTAGATGACGCGATTAAAAAAGAGCTAGGGCGCGAGGGATACGCTCAAATGCCTAAAAGCGATAGCTACGGCGCGCTTGCTGGGCAATGGGTGCGAAAGGATATCAAAAGCGATATAATCTCATCCTTCGCGCAAAGTGGCGATATGGGCGTGCTAATAGACGGATGGAAAAAATACCTCTCGATTTGGAAGATGAGTAAGACCGTATGGTCGCAGACCGCTCACGTAGGCAACTACGTCTCAAACGGATTTTTATTAAATCTTGCGGGGATGAGCGCCAAGCAGGTCGTAGCCTCTATGGCAAAGTTTACCCGCGCGCAGATAGGAAATGGAGCGATCAACCGCTACAAGCAGCTAAGGTTAAAAAACGTTACTTCTAAACTAAGCCCCGCAGAGCGCAGGGAATACGCGCAACTTATGCGCGAAAAAGAGATTCAAACCTACAAGCTCGCCGAGGATGTAGGACTTTTTGGCAGAAGCTCCTTGCTTGATATTCAAAACGGCTTTGCCCGCACTACAAAAGAGCTTAGGCAAGGAAAGATCGCCCGCATAATAGATGGAGATGCAGCGGAGGCTCGAAGTCCTTTCGCCTCTGCGGCTCAAAAGGCGGGCGACGCGTTAGGAGCAGTTGCCGATAAGGCGGGCGCGCTATATGCAGGGGAGGATAATGTAGGAAGGCTAGCGTTATTTTCTCACTATATTGACAAGGGGCTAGATCCAAAAAGCGCAAAGATCGCAACCAATAGCTGGATACCAGATTATTCGCGCCAAATGCCTGCGGGTATGAGAGCGCTTAGAGATAGCGGCATCGCACCTTTTATTTCGTGGAGCTATTACGTAATGCCTGCAATGGGGCGCTACCTAGCCCGCCACCCGGTAGATGGAGCTAAAAAGATCCTGCCTATGCTAGCGGCTTTAGGATATTGGCAATATAAGGTTACGGGCGAAGCTAATCCGTATAGTGATAAGATCCCTGATGATATCAAAGGACGCAGCGTAGCAGTATGGCGCGACGGCGATCGAGTTCGCACGATTAAGATGGATAGGTATCTTCCTTATATGAACCTAACCGCTCCGGCAAACTACGCTAAAGGGCTTGCTAGCGGCCCAGCGACGCAGGGAGCTTATGCGCTGTTTTCGATGATGGCGGACGGAAAGCCTAGGATGCTTTACAATAACCGCCCGATCACTAAAGATACCAAACCTATTCCCGCGCAGGCATACGATTATTTAAATTGGTTACTTCAAGGCTTTACGCCTATGCCGGGCGGAGTAAGCAGCGGAATAAACTTAGTAAGTGATCTAAGCAGAGATGAGACAAGCAGAAAGCGAAACAACGTAATGCTTCCTAAAACGAAAGCTCAAAGCGTAGCGAAGTTTTTAGGCTTTAATAGCGCAGACTATAGCGTTAGCGGGCAGATGAAAGATGCTGCTAAAAAGAAGCTTAAGAAAAAAGACTAAGAGCTTTTATGTAGCCCTCAACCCTTTTTGGGCTCTGGCGGTAAAGCAAGCTTGCTTTTAAATTTCTTGCCGCTTGTGCGTAATCGCTTGCTTCGATGCAGCTTAGGGTGTGATGAAAACCCATAAGTCCCGCAAGCCCTAGCTGATACGCCATTTCAAGGATGGTATCCTGCACACCCTGCGGCTTGCTAGCCAGCCACGGCAAACACTCCGGCACTCGCTTTCGCAGCCTAGCAACTTTCAAATTTAGGATTTTTTCCGCTACCTCGCGGCTCATAGGCTCCGCCTTACCGCCGTTGAGCTTGAGCTCGTCGAGGCTTAAAGCCGAGACCAAAAAGCCGTATCCCACGGTGGGCTTGCCTATGCTGTCTTTGTATATGTGATCCCGAAAGCCCTCGTGAGCTTTGATGTTCTCTAGCAGGCTCATACTCCCTCCTCGCTCGTGATTTCGATGAATTCTATGTGTTTGCCTACACAAATTTTGAAAAATGAGTTGTACGTTCGCACCGAGTTCGTAACCCCCGCGGCGTTGTGTCCGTCGCCCACAAGGATACATCCCGACGTATCTTGCA